CTTCAATACCAAAAAAGTTCATGTCATTCAGTTCTTTATAACCACCAGCAAAAGACTTACGTAGACCAGGATACTTACGCTTCATCAACTTCTCAATGCGAGCATCTTCAATCACATTGATGAAGTCTTTAGGACAATCATGCTCAGCAGTCCAGTCTTCATTAGGAGTGAAGAGAGCATGACCTACCTCATGACCCACCAGCATGTCGTATACGACGCTAGAAGCGCGGTCCCAGTTAGGAAGGGTCAACACACGACGATCAACGTCAAAGGACGCTGTAGAGACCTTACGATGCTCTACGATGAGGTTCTCAGTTGCCAGCAGACGGGCAAGGTTACCTTTAATCTCTTGTGATGACATGCTTCTCTTGCGTTGATGCCATTAGTATACACAAAAAAAGAGGTGCCCGAAGGCACCCCTAGTCCAGTTCTGAAACTGTCTCTTGTATGACAGAGAAGTTTTTTTCTTTTACTGCAGTAAGAGTTCTGTCAAATTTACCATCAAGATTCTCACGATGACTGATAACATAAACGTTTGATTTGTCATCAAAGTTACGAAGGATCCAACTAAGATCCATACCACCTTGTTGATCTAGAGAACTATCAAAAATCTCATCAAGAATCAAAAGATTAGTATCCACGCTATTCTTAAGTTTAGCAATAGAACGCCAAGTAAGCAAGAGAGCGATATCAATACGAGATTTTTCTCCTTCGCTGAAACTATCATAAGAAAATACGTCACGGTATCTAGATTTAATTATCTCTTCAAAGTTTTCATTCAACGTAAAATTGACATAAAAATCCATACGTTGAAGATACTGATTGATGAGTTGGTTCATTGCTGGGAGATAAGTTTTGATAATTCTAGTCTTAATCCCATTGTCTTTCAACAATTGCGATGCCACTAATAGTGTATCACGATCCTTCTTGTACTCGGCAAAGGTTTTACCAAAATCTTTTTTTTTCTGTAACAAGACCTTCAAGCTTAATAAACTCTGCTTTTTTGTCTGGATTGCTACCTTCTAGTTCTTTGATCTCTTTTTCAATGTCAGAAATATTTTTCTTGATAGAAGTAATTTGAAAATTGGACTGACTAATTGATGCATTTAGTTGCATAACTTTATCAGATAGAGTTATAAAAATTTTCTCTCGTTCTTCTTCTTTTGAAATTTCAAGAAGAAGATCTTCTATACCAGTATTCATTTTATTCAACTGGTCAATTCCTTCATCAATTTTAGTTTGTCTAAACTCTTCATTTAAGTCTTGAGTACAGGTAGGACAAACATGATTGTCTGTAAAAAACGAATGTTCTTTTTGACAACTGTTTAACTTAGATTGTATTTTAAAAAGAAAAGTGTTTAACTTCTTTAGTTTTGTTGTACTATTAGAAACTTTTTTCATTTCTTCAGAATGATTTTGTATTTCTGAAGTTAGACGCGCAATATCATTGTGATAATTGTTTTCATTCTGTAACAATTCAGTAATCTTATTCTCTTTACGCGATATTTCTTCCTTGGTTTTCTTCTCCAGTTCAAGCATATACTTCTTTTGGAGATCAATCTTTTCCTCAAGAATATGCAATTGATAATCAAGAGTTTTTAATTGTTCATTATTATCTCTAACTTTATCTTTGAGGATAATATTCATTGTAGAGAATACTTGAATGTCAAGAATATCTTCAATAATTTCACGACGCTGTGCCAAAGGCAAACGCATGAAAGGAACAAATGTAGAAGATCCAAGAACAACAATTTGAGTAAATGACTTGTAGTTCATCTTGAGAACATTTGTCTCAAAGTTTTTCTGCTGATCTACAGCAGATGCTTCTTGGTTCCAAAGTTGTCCGTTACAATAAATCTCAAACTTGTTAGGTTTGATACCACGAATCACTTTATAATCACTACGACCAATAGAAAATTCTACTTCAACAAGACAATCCTTTTCGTTGATACTATTCACAAGCATAGGCTTGTTGATCTTACGAAATGGTTTACCAAAAAGAGAAAAAAGTAAGAGCATCCAAAATAGTGCTCTTACCTGCTCCGTTTGTCCCAACAATCAAATTTGTTTTTGCTATTTGCAAATCAACTTCACTAAAGACATTCCCAGTTGAGAGGAAATTGCGCCATTTAATTTTTTTAAAAGTAATCATTCTAAATCGTTAGGGGGAATCAAAAAATCATCAGCAGTAATTATAGAAAACTTATGTCCTCTTTCTTCACATGCTGTAATTATAGCACTATCTTCAATCTCTACAATTTGCATAGGAGGATAATCGTCATCTTCTTGTAACATTAAAAGATATCTGTCAGCATCATCCTCTTCCTCAAATATAGGAATAACTCTTTCTTCTTCATCATCAAAGACAGAATAGACGCCATCTGGACGATCTTCTAAGGTTACGATGTACATACTATGCAACGTTGCAACTTTCAATATATAGAGATCTCATCAAACTTTTTAAGTCTGATTTATCTACGGACATCTCTACATCATCAATGTATTCATTGAGCAAAGTCAATGTATCTTTTGAGGAGATTTCAATGTCAGCCGTGTCTTCTTCAACTAGGGTTTCTACAATCTTGACATCGTGAACGCCTACGTTGTAAAGACGATCAACCAATGTTTCAAACATTTGGTAGTCTCGTTTTTCGTTGACGACGATCTTGATGAACTTGTTTTTATAATCAGACACATCTTGTTTGTTGTAGTCCACACTGGTGTCATCATAGAAGATTTTTTCAAAGATTTCAAACGGGTTTGGAATATACTTAAGTTTATCACTTTCAGTATCGTAGATATGGAATCCACGGCGGTCTTTATAATCATTCCAGTACATCTGATAAGGGTTGCCAAGATATTGGACGTTTCCTTTCTTTGACTTGTGATGATAATGTCCAGACCATACTCGTTTAAAACGATAAAAAAGATTTGGATCCATACCATGATCCATCTTCATACCAGGTGTTACC